TTTTGATGTCGCTCTTCGTCATTGCGGTTCTCCCGTGTTGTCGGCACCGGGCGTCACGCCCGAGTGGGTGTGGTGTTGCAGGCTGATCCCGTTGGCGGTGACATCGCCGGTCAGCTCCAGAGAGCCGTTGATCTTCATCACCCCGCCGCCCAGATCGATCATCGGGGTGCCTGCATCAGAGGACGGCGCATTTCCGGCAAAGACGCTGGCGACAATCACGCCGCGCGCCAGATCACCGGACGGGGCAACGACCAGCACCTGTTCGCCGACGCCGGGCATCCACCAGAATGACAGCGCCCCCGCGCGCAACTGCGCCACGGGCAGGTCCGGTGTCTGGATGTCACCCAACTGGACGCGGGCGCGCGCGGCACCCGCATTGACGCTGGTGACCACGCCGATCCCGACGAGGTTGGCGATGCGGCGATCCGCTTCGGCTGCGGCCATGCTCATGGCTGATCCCCCGTCAAAGGTGCGCCGCCCACGTAAAGCGCGATTGGCATTGGTGCTGCTGCGGGCAGCGGTTCGACCACGGCGGGTTGCGACCAGGTGACGGCCAGAAGGCTGGCACGGCTGGCGATCATCGCCTTGTTGACCAGCGACTGCATGGTCACATTCTCGGCCTCGCCCAGACAGTTCTGCCCCCAGCGCCGGTTCGGCAGCCACATCATCAGATGCTGGGCGATGTTCAGCGCGGCGGCATCGCGGTCCAGCCCGGTGCGATCCGTGGTCACCACATAGGCAGCGCATTCCAGGACAAAGGACGGCTGCGGGCCAGTGCGCCCTGCTCCGGGGCGGGCGCGCAGCAGCGAGACCATGACAGCCGGTGCCTTGATCTGGGTGCCTTTCAGGCGCGACAGATCGAAGGGACCGGAAATGCCAGTGCAGTCCCGCAGTTCAGGCATATTCAGCTTGATCGCGGCGGCCATGATCTCCGGCAGATCGGAAAGAAGCGTGTCGCTCATTGCACCCGCTCCTCGATCTCGCCGGTGACCAGCGCCATGATCTCGGCGCGGTCATTGGCACTCAGGCCCAGATAGGGGCGCGCGGGAATGTTGCTGCCCACTTCTTCGCCCCCGAAATGGTGGATCGCGCCATAAACCAGATTGGTGCCGACGCGGGCCTCGGCCCCGGCAGAGTAGTTCTGAACGCTGTCCAGCAGATTGCCCTCGCTGACCAGCAGGGAATGATGTTCCTCGCGGTTGTCGTCATAGGCCTCGGACCAAGGCACCCACGGGGTGCCATCGGGCGCGGATTTCTCATCGGCGATCCGGCGCTTGGTCGAGCTTTCCAAAAGCGCGCCGATATTGAAGGCCAGATCGGACCTTTCCAGATCGGTCAGCCCGGACAGCTGTCCAAGCACGGTCGGGATACCGTCCATGGCAAGGTCAAACGTCAGCCCCGACATCACAGCCCCCTTAGCGAAGTGCGCGTGAACAGGCGCGGCTCGCCATCGGCCACGATGGGCGCAGGGCTTTGCGGTTCGGCATCGGGGGCCACGGGCAGGACCAACGCGGCCTCGCCCTTGGCGATCCGGCGCAGGTGCGCCAGCGCGTCCTCGTATCTCTGACGCAGCTCGTCCGACATGATCGCGGCAGAGCTGGCCAGCCGGTAAAGCGCGATATCGACCGCGAACTGGACCAGCAGGTCCGGCACCTCGGGCAAAGGCAGCGGGACGCGCACCGCGATGAAGCTGTCGATCTCGCCGCTGGCGCTGTCCAGGGCGCGCACCACGGCAGCACCGTCAACCGCGCCGTCGCGCTCGGCGACGAACAGCGCATCGGCAGAGTAGATCGTGACGATATCATCTTGCGTGGCATAGGCCATGGGGCGCTCCTGTTATCCGTGGCCTGCGCCGGTGCTTCCAACTCCGGCGCAGGCTGGTGGTCAGGGGTTTGCAAAAGGGTGGGATGTCGCCCCCCTGACCAATTCGAATTCTGCGGGGGTGTTGTGCTTCAGGCCAAAGCCTGCCGCGCGCCCACCCCCGAAGGCGCGCGGTTCCGGTTATGCGCCGGTGGTATCTTTGGGCGGAACGAACCCGCCCTCGGTCAGTTTCTCCATCGCCTGATCACGCAGCTCCGCGTTCAGGGCTTCCAGCACATCGGCCTCGCCCTTCACTGCAGCGCGCAGCGCGTCGAGCTTGGGCGTTCCCTTTTCGGTGAAGGCATCGGCAGGCAGGGCCGGAATGACCGCGACAAGACGCTCCAAAGCCCAAGCTGCCGGATCGACCGGCTCTTTCGGCGTGGTGCTGTCCAAATCCAGCGCCTCGGCAGGACGCCATGCCAGCGCCTTTTCAGCCTGCAGGCGGGCCATTTCATCGGGGGTAAAATCCGATGCCAGCGCCAGCTGCTCTTTGTCGGTCCATTGACGGCCACAGCGCCAGAAGGTTTTGCGCTTGCCTGCGGTGCGTATCCAGATTGCTTTCAGCATCATGCCACCCAATCCGTGTCCAGCACCTCGACCGCGTTGTAGTTCGCGTTCGATGCGCCGCCTTCGCCCAGCATGACCTTGACGGTCTTGTTCGCGGCAGAGCGCAAGTCAGGCCCGACCACCAGCAGGTTCGGCTTGATGCCCAGCGGGCGACCGTTGCTGTCGCGCAAGCCCCGCATGGCCTTGATCGCCGCGTCCAGGCTGTCGCCGTTCAGCGCGGCGTTCGATGCATGGGCCATCTGCCACAGGCCGAAGCCCACGTTGCACCGGGCATCCACGCCGTAGATGAACTTCTTCGACATGAAGACGGTGTCAGAGGTTTTCGGGTCGGTCTTGGCCACGAACTCGGGCTTCTTGCGTTCCTGATAGATCAGCGGCTTCAACGGGCGCGAGGTGTCCAGCAGATACCAGTAGGGGTTCGCCCCGCCGGTGCTGTTGATGTTCGACACGGTGGTCGCTGCGCCGTCTTCGTCAAAGCTGGGGTGATCGGTGTCGAAGAAATACTGACCATCGAAACAGACCTCGGTCGCGCCGTCCTTCAACAGGGAAAAGGTCAGATCGTCAGGCTGTTGACCGGCAGAATGGCCCATTTCCTGAAACAGCGGCGCGTAGATGCCCAGGTTGTCGTCCTCGATGTCGTTGCGATCGACATCGACGGTGGCCTCGAAATCCTTGTTCACGATGGAATAGCCATGCGCTTCCATGTCCTTGATGACACGGTCGCCGATCCATTCGCGCATTTTCGGGAACTTGCCCAGCCAGCCATAGGTCTCGGACTTGGAGGTCGAGGTGATCACGGTGGCGACGCGGGTGTAATCGCTGTTCGGGCGGACGGCGCTGAACGCGTCCTGAAAGTTCTTCTTGAAGCCGACCTGAAGGGCGGCGACCTGAGCTGCGGTAACGATCATCTGGGGTTACTCCTCTTTCGCCGCAGCGAAATCTTCGTGGGACATGCCAAGAGCATCGGCGGCAGCGATCTCCTCGGCGTTCAGGGCGGTGGCGGTGCCAGCGCCGGGGTCTTTCTGATCCAGACCCGACTTGCCCGCGATCACCGGCAGGGTGCCGATCATCTTGGTGAAAGCATCGACCCCGTTCGCGCGGCAGGTGGCCAGATGGAATTCGCGGCTGGACGGCGCGACCTTGCCCGCCTCGATGGCGGCATCGACAGCGGCGTTCATGGCCTCGTCTTCGCGGGTCTTCTCACCGGCTTCGAATTCGGCGATCCGGTTCAGGGCCAGTTCGTGGTCGGCCTTGGGGATGAACAGCTCGCGGTCGGCGCTGTTGAGCGCGGTTTGCTCGGCCTCTTTCAGCTTGCCGATGGCCACCACGGCGTCCGCCGCGCTGGCATCGGAATTGAGGCCAAGCGCCTCAAGGACGGCTTTGTCCATGTCTTCTCTCTCCTCTTCCGCGTCCTCGGAATTGAGGGCCGCGAGTTGCAAATTGGGGGTGTTGGTCAAACCGGCAGAAACCATGCGGGCAATCGCGCCGCTGGCCTTGGCGAACTTGAAAACGGGGGAGATGTAGCGATAGGCGCGGGTCGAGACGGCATTGCGCCCCTCTTCCAGCCAATCGACCTTGCCCCAGATCGCGCCGTTGCGGGCCTCGATCTCGTCGATCCAGCCGACTGCGGGGGCAGGTTCGCCCTTCGCACCCTTCAGCTGGGTCGCGTGTTCCAGATCGATGGGCAGCTTCGCGCCGTTTTCGCGAAACGCAGCCACGATCTGTTCGGGATCATTGAGAGACCAGCGCCGACCGTCACGGCCTTCGATGGATGGACCCTGCGGCGTGAGCTGTATCCAGTCGGGGGCAGAGTTGCCCTCGAAGTTCAGCGCAATCGCGGTCAGTTGTGTATTGTTCGACATCACCATGAGGGCGACAATGTCGAAGCGCGGCGCTACTATCGCCTTTGAATTCGTTCAGGGGCAGTTCTGCGGATTTGAGGGGTG